CTCCTATAGAGTTATTATTGGAACCTTTATGGAGTCGTTTGATCTCCATACGGGTTGATAATAATAATTTCCGAAGTGTTAGATAGTTAGTCGCATAACTTCATTATGCATGATTTTAATATGACTCTTTTAGTTATCCGTAGGTTGATTGCGTAATATCGGACATTTGTTGATGTCCTACGTATTCTACTGGAGTAGTAACGAATCTGTATTAGTTGTTTGTTGGATTAAGAGTAGTAAGTTTTAACTGTACCTTAGAGTTTAGGGAATTAAACTCAAAACCCAGTTGTCGGTATGAAATAACCGTCTGTATGTTTGTTATCGCTTCTAATAACAAATATATTAACTATTCATTATTAATTACGCCTTCTGTGCTTAACAGCATGGTGAGGCAAAATCACCATCTCATCTATTTGTTTATTTAGTCGAGCTTTATTAAGTAGTTCAGAATTGCAAAAGAATTCTTGCTTATTAAATGTTTGGTCCGCTATTTATTCATCTTACCATTCTCATTTAGAAATTTTCATTATTGGACTCTCTTAAAGAGTTCTCTTATCATTTTCCACATTCATTTCATTTATATGTTTCCATCCTTGTGTGTTTTGTTATATGTTAAGGCGAATAGTCATTCGTCTCCAAATCCATAGATCTCGTTCTTTATTCCCTATTGTTTATTGGAGTCGCTAACCAGTAAGCTTTTAGTGTTGCCATGGTGTGTCATCTGTAATGGATGCAAAGATCCTAGCGTGAAGGGTGTAAGTCACGCATAGAGAATGAAACTATTTAAACTTAAGTATGCTTTCCCGCTTTAAAATAAAACCTCATTTCCTGGGCGACGAGGATAATGAGGACTTTGGGATTGGCTGTCTGGCTAACGCAATTTAAAAGGACAGTACCACAGGACCAGGTCTATATGGTCTATTGGGCATCGCGGTCATGGGGTGCAATTCCCTGTGTAGTCCAGCAAGTGCAAACAACCTGCTAGAGGATGCCGGCGCATGTGTGTTCACGTGTGACGGCGGGTAAGCCACCTTGGGGTGATGAAACTCATATACGAGTGTGTGTTTGGTAATACAATGTCTCTCTCTGAAAAGCACCTTTTATTTTAGTACGTAATACGGAATCATGATCTGTAGCTAGTAAGAGGATTGAGAGTTTGTTCCGAAGCCGATAAGGTGGGGGTTCAAGCGGGTGCGTTATACGTGCCAAAACGTGACCGTTGTTAAGTCCAAGTGCCTGCGTGAGGTAGTAGTTCCCATGGTGCCCAGGTGTGCGTTAAATTTCACTTCTTCGAAGTGGAATTGTTGCACCTGGGCATTGTTATTATTATAATAATGCTCAGGTTTACTCTTGTCCTCTTATTTATTTCTACAATGAATAAGAGCAAGAGTTTTAACAGTTCCGCAGGACAATTCATGTCAGATAATACTTGTGCTAATAGTCGCGAACGTTACTCAACGTTCATTAATAAATTACACCAGAAACACAATACAGTGTTTACTAACGATGAGGAGTATGTAGAACTTGCAGTGGGTGAAGGAAGCCTTACTGTAGAGTATCTACTGTCAATGGAAAATCAATCAGAAGTTCAAGAGTTTGATCATAAAGCTGATCGTGCAGCAAAGATTTCATCATCCTATTGCCGTGACAAGCAAAAGGAGAAAAGGAAAATCACCGCACAGATTAATAAGCTTAAGAAGCGAGCAGATAAGTTAACTTTAGATCTAACTCGTGCTTCTAAAGGAATGAAGATGGAGCATCAGGCTGATTTGTCAGCTTTCGCTAGTGATATGTCTGTCTATGCTTCTTCTCTGTCCTCATGGTTCGCCCAAAAATTAATTGACCCAAAGTGCGTCGGGGCTTTGTTGGCGACGATGGGTTATATTGAAACAGCCTATCAATCTTGGGATAGAAAGAAGATAGTTTTGCGGATAGTTCTTCTTTATGTTGAACGCATGTATTCCCAGTTTGCTCCCCCTGGCACTTTCCGTCAGTGGGCTGATTTTATAGTTGAGCAATTGGGGAGTAAGTTGAATGAGAGTATAAATGAGGTTATGCAGCCTATGAAGGATATGCATGCCACGTTTAAAGCAGAATACATAGCTAGGACTTGCGTGCCTGAAGACCAGGCGGGTTTTCAGGAGTATATGGACACCTCAAAGGTTGTCCTCACTAGCGATGCTCTGACGCAATTCAGGAAGGTTAGTTCACTGCTTGTTGCAGTTGGTTTTATGTCGGGCAAGTCAACGATGCTCGGTATGCAAGTGTTTTCAGAAAAAGCTACTGAGAAGTGTTCATCCATCACTGATATATTCACTATCGCAATATCTTGCATTGACTATTTTGTTAATGCGGGACGTAAGTATCTGGAGTCTAGAGATTGGATGGATCTCCTTTATGAAGACAGTTTGAACAGCGTGACTGGCAGGATGTCTAAAATTATGCTGTACAAACAGAACTTTGTGTCAGAAGATGTTGATATGGTCGAATATCAGCGTTTTGCAGAAGAAACAGTTGTTTTCTTGAAGACGAAGGCTAAAGCAGAGAACGTTATAGGTCAAAGTGCTGTTCTTCGGCATATAGCTGTTGTTGAAGAATTCATACGTGAGATTAAGGTTAGGCGAAGGGGCTTTATGCCCAAACCTGCTCCTATAGGTATGAACATATGGGGCGGTTCCGGCTTAGGTAAGTCGTCGTTGTGCCATTTTGTATGCACTGCTGCGGCTAAGGCCTTAGGGTTTGAGTCGTTTATAGGCAGTACAGCTGCTATCAATGACAGTACGAAGCACGATGATAGTATGAACTCTGGTGTGCGTTGTATCTTAGTTGATGATATTAACTATGGCAAGCAGGAATGCGTTGAAGGTATGCAAGGCAGTATGGGCATGGATGTTATTAACAACAATGTTAAATTCTGTGCTAAGGCAGATTTGGACGCTAAGGGCGCAGTTATTAAATGCGCAGATTTTTACGTCTCTACGTGTAATGATGAGAGAATGTTTTTGCGCAGTTTTAATATGCCTGAAGCATTTTTCCGGAGGATCAAGTCACTTCAGGTTAAGTTAAAGAAGGAAGCTCAGACAGTTTCAGGCGAGCTTGATTCCGCTTTTGCCATTCGTATGATGGCACCAGGGCTTGATGGGGTCCCGACCAGGATTCCCAGTGAAATATGGGCGTTGACCTTGAAACAGTTCGACTTCAGGACTAATGCGTATGTTCCTTTACATTTTTCTGACAACCCCTTGAAGTTGTCCCTGGACCCTTTCCCAGGCAGTATTAAGTTGGAAGATGTAGATCTACCTACAGTATTAGTGGCTATCCGTCATATGGTCAATGATAACGCCATTACACAAAAGAAGGTCGTTGACTTTTTATCAAAGCCGATTCCTTCATGTCCGCACAACGACTTCGAGCAACTGTGTCCTTTGTGCCATGTTGGGTTGAGTGTCGTTCCTCTTCCACCGCCGCCACCTAGTCCTCAAAGTCCGCCTACATTGATTAGGCTTCCTCCAATTTCACCTGCTGTCGTACCGGTGTGTCCACCTTCACCTGTCGTGGACCCTTTGTATGCCAAGCAAGAGGCTGCCATGAGGATGGCTGAGTCTAAGAGTATGGTCAATCAGGTAGGAGTTTGTGAAAGCATGGTTGATTTGGCTAAGCAATTGAAAGACAAAGGTGTATCGATTGCTGCTCAGGCAAAAGATTACAATCCTAAGGACTATGTCCATCCCGGCAAAGTTGTAAGGAATTGTTCGGCGGCTGTTTATGACATCATACCCTCTTGGATGGCAGCTAGCCTTGTGTGTAAAACACACCGCATCTGGGCTCCTATCTTGCGGGCCTATTTTAAGTACAACGCCGCCGATAAAATTAGTGTCTTCAGGTTTAAGCTGTTGTACGCTCAGATTTATTTGGTGGTGTTTTTAGCCGTCATGCCTTGGATTTATCTGGTGGCAAATTCTGCCACTGGGTTGTTGAGTGCAACAGTTATTCTTTCAGTTATGGCGTATTTGTTTGTGTGTTTGATCAAGAACAGCATACAGCATGCGTTTGCTGCCGAGATTGTTAGAGTGCAGAAGAATCAATGGAAGGACTTTATGGCCAGTTCTGTTGATGTCACTTACAACTGGAGATATTATATATTAGGTTGTATTACTTCTCTTATTCTTGCCGGTTTGATGCTAAAGAGTTCTTTCGGCAGCAGTATGGAGCAGCAAGCATTCGAAGCGCCTTACGAAGCTTCTTGTAATTGGAGCGAGAAGAAGCCTGCCGTGCAGCCAAAAGCTGTTACTAAAACAGCCACTGTAGAACAGCTTGTTAATAAGCTTGCTTTGCATGCTGCTGTATTAGTGGCTTCTACTGAGAAGGGAATGTTGACTTGCCGTGCGTGTCCGTATAAAAATGGAACATGGATCACCAATGTCCATTTCCTTGAGGCTATAGAGAACTTGCCTTTGAGTCTTCATTCTGCAGGTTACACTAGGCAGTTGAGAGTGTCTAGGAAAGACTGGAAGGTGATCAGAGGAGATGTGGCGTTGCTCATGATCAGCTGTCCTACGCAACCTGATCTTAGTGGTTATATCACTACAGACATTCCTACAGGAGAATTCCCTGCACAGTGGATTTTGAAAGAAGGAGATGGAAGTGCTAAGATTATCGACGTTAGGGCTGGGTTTGTCCCGCCAAGTGGTTGGGGGATAATACCTGGCAATAAGGAACCTATTATAAGGGTTGATTTAGGTTTCCCTTCAGCTCCTGGGATGTGTGGATCTATCCTAATATCGGTGTCACCCCGTACCATATCGATAGTTGGTATTCACCGTGCCGGTTTCACCGGAACTCCAGATGTGGCCATAGGTGCTTTTAATGCTTTTGATGTCAAACAAGCTTTCGAGAAATTTAGCGATAGACGCATGGTTCCGCATATTTCTGAGTTAGAATTGTTTGGCAAGTCTGTTACTTTAGGTGATGACGTCCCACTCAAGAGTTGTGTCAATCATTTGTATGATGATGACGAAGATTATACAGACCGGATTGTTGTGCTTGGTTCTACCGATTTGGGAGACAAAACAGAGAAATTACATGGAAATACTAAGCGTAGCCCTATATTTGACGAGATGAAAGCAGAGTTTGGTGAGCCGGATACAGGGCCGTGCAAGTATAATCAACCAGAGTGGATGTCGTCACAGCCTGCGTTGTTGAATACGACGACTAGTCACTTATATGACATTCCAGCGTTTGAATGTGCTATGGCTGCTCTCGAGCACTTCTATATGGATGCAGTGGATAAAGGCGTGTACAAGGGAGTTGTCCCATATACTATAGAAGAAGCGTGTCAAGGAGTTGACTGCAGGCCATATGTCAATGGTTTGAATTACAACTCTAGTATGGGAATGCCGTACAACCATAGCAAAATGAACCATTCATTTGTTGCTGACAATGGCAAACGTATGTTGGATCCTGATATCATTGAAGGTGTTGAGTATTGGTTGGAACAACTCAAGCAGCCTGATTCGGCAGCGCGTATATTTGGAGAGTTTAAGTATAAGGACGAAGCTACGAAGTTAGTCCAAGGATTTGACGGCAGAAAGGTCCCTAAGACTGCAAGAGTATATGCGTGTTATCCTGTTGCATTACAGGTTATTATGGCGATGGTGTTTGGACCGTTTGGTGAAGCACAGAACTATAATCCCGAGGCAGTAGGAGCTTGCGTAGGATATGATATGTGTAGCCATGACGCAAGAGCTGTTGCAGAACAAGCCACGCTTTACAGTGCTAATGAAGTTATTGATGGCGATTACGGTCATTTTGACCAAAGTAGTACACCTGAGGTGACAGATAGGACTATGGCTGTTGACATTAAGATTGCTAAGAGGATAGGTTACCCGGAGTGGGCAATTAATGTTATGACGAACATTATTATCCTACTCACTTTTCCGGTTATGGTAGTCAACGGCGTGGCTGTTATCATCCCAGGTATGACGACGTCAGGACATGGTTACACGATACATGCGAATAATAAAATATGTAGGTTCTACATTGCCTACAGCTTTTATCAGAAGATTATTCGAGAGGGAATTCCACAGTGTGATAAGACTCTAGAAGTAGAAGTATGTGGTAAGGTGATGTTAGTGCCTGATGTTTTCGCTATATCTTCGTTTGTGACGCAGGGAGATGATCATATCGGCTCTGTTAGGTCAGGGTATAGACATTTGCTCAATATGCAGACGTTGCAAGAGGAATTAGCTATAGTGGATATAGCTTACACTGATGCGAGTAAGTCAGTTGTGAATAAGAAGTTTGACGTGATGTATAGTCAACTTGGTAGATCTTTGGAAGAGTTGTTTGAACAAGTTAACGCGGAATTTCTGAAGCGTCGGTTTGTCGACATCCGTATGGAAGTTGACGGTAGAGAAATTCCGGCAGTGGCTTGCCCTATAGCACTAAGGTCTATTCTTAAGAGCATGTATTGGAAGAAATCTTTTGAATTAGACCATGTGTGGCTTGAGCAAGTATGTCATGGAGCTGCCAGGGAGATCTTCTTTTATGGGGAAGAGGTCTTTGACGAGTTTGTCAGCAAGATGAGTGCTGTTGTAGCACGTGCGGGAGTGGGAACTTTCACTAGCCCAATAGCTTCGTTTGAGACACATATGCAGAAGTACGTGAAAACTCTAAGTCGATCCAATTCTGTTAGAGATTGTGAGCGTGTTAAGTTTAGAGGCAGAATTGTACTTTACGGAAGTATGAGGATGGAATTCGCCCCGCATTTACGTGATACTGCCAAGTATTTGTTTTGCGTAGACGGATTTGATGTCGAATCTATGAATGAGTTCAGGTGGAACGATAAGTTCGATGTATTCCCTCGAGTGGGAGTGCATTTGGCTTCGTTGTTCCGTGATGATGATGAACGGATTTTGCAGAGGTCTGATAGGATGGTCCTAGTCAGACATGATGAAGAACTAGATAAGGTTTATTTAGATAGCTTCCCGGATATTACTGAGGATATTAAGTCTAGTTTATACAGAGTCGGGTCCAGTAAGTACCTTCCACCGCCCCGCGGGCGTTAAACGCAGCACCCGAGTAGGCCGAGGCGTCCTACCGGAGTTGAAGGTCTCTGTCGAACAAAAGATCTTGTATGTGATTGGTTACCATTTTGTAGTGTCGAATACAAGAGAGGCTTTCATATATGTAAATATTAGAGATAATAGATAGACAACACAACTGTACGTGGGTTAAACTAGCCACGCACTTTTATAAATAGTTTGCTAATTCAGGAACAGAAACAGGAGGAAAGGAAATGAATAGTACTGATGAAGTTATGGACTTCACAGGGGAATCACCTCAAGAGGATGAGGTGGTAAAATCACAGATCGATGGCACGTCACGGCTGGCTGCTTATTATGATGCTGAGTTGGCCTCCTTCTTCAAGAGGCCTGTGCGTATTTACTCAGGGGTGTGGTCTCAGGCCGCCTCTTTCAACGCACTTATAGATCCGTGGGCTTTGTTCTTTGCAGACCCGCGTGTGATTAATAGGATTACTAATTACAATTTGGTACGGTGCAACTTATGCGTCAAGTTTGTGCTAAGTGGTAATCCATTTTTGTATGGCAAGTTGATTGCCAGTTATATGCCATACCCAGTGGAGTTAAGTAATTCCACCACTACCATGGATGGTCGAAATCCCCATGGTACCGGTATCGCAACAGAGTTAGTATTGGCAACACAGCGTCATTATATTAGCTTGACTCCTATGGAGTCTAATGGCGCTTGTATGAGGTTGCCTTTCTTTAATAAGGTGTCGTGGTTCCAATCCCAGAATGCTTCGTGGGTAGATTTTGGGAAGATTTCTATACAGACTATGAACTTATTAAAGCACGCTAATGGAGGGACGGAGTCTGTTAGTTTGAATATTTTCGCGTGGGCTGAAGACATGGAGCTTTCTGTTCCTACTTCTTCGCCAGCCTATGGCATGGTTGCTCAGGCAGGAGGTGATGAGTATTCTGGTGCTATTTCAAGGCCAGCTTCTGTATTAGCTAAGGCTGTGTCTAAATTGCGAAATGTTCCTGTTATAGGTCCTTACGCTATGGCTACGACTGTAGCTGCTAAAACTTTAGCAGCAGGAGCAGGAGCCTTAGGTTATTGTCGGCCCGTTCAGATAGGAGGGCCTACCAAGATGTCAAATAATCCGCTGGCCGAGTTTGCAATTACGGATTCTGATGACACTTCAGAGAAGTTAACTGTTGACCCTAAGCAAGGGGTGACTATAGACACTAGAGTTATGGGACTTAGTGGAGAGGACGAGATGGGTGTCTTACGTATAGCTCAGGTTGAGTCATTTCTCACTACTGTAACCTGGCCTGTCGGTACCGCAACCGATACTAGGTTGTTTGCAGCTCCTGTTACTCCCATGCATTATGTGCATTGGGGGTCAACACCTTCTGCTACCACTATAACCCCTACAGCAATTGCGGCCGCTTCTTTGCCGTTTACCAAGTGGAGAGGCACTATCCATTTCAGATTTGAGGTTATATGTACCCCTTATCATAAGGGACGGCTTAGATTGTTGTACGATCCTTATGATCAAGCTAGTTTGACTAAGTTCAATGTCAATTACACTAAGATCATAGATTTGGCTGAAACGAGAGAATTTGAGATAGCAGTTTCATGGACCAATAGTGACCAGCTTAGATTGGTGAATTCTCCTGATTTCACCAACACCAACAACACCTTTAGCACTACTGCCGCGTTTGCGCCCTCGTCATTGTATGATAATGGTGTTTTAACTTTGGTTATTCTTAATCAGCTCACTGCCCCCCAAGATACTATCAATAATGATATCGGTATTAATGTCTATGTCAGAGCAGGAGATGACTTTGAGTTGTTCGAACCCACAGCAAGCGGGCTAACCGCAGTGTGCATGGTGCCGCAGTCTAGTTATGAAGATTTTGAGACTGGAGATATGTCCGCCTTGTCTATAGGTCACCCTACAGATGGCTCTGACCTCGCCAAAGTAGTCATCGGCGAACGTGTGGTCAGTTTTCGTGCTCTGTTGAAGAGGTATGCGCATTATATCTCTGAATCAACTGCTGTAGCTTCAGGAACCTCCGCCAATATAGCTTCTGCAACCTATAGGAATTATCCGTTATCGCGTGGAAGTGATCCGATCAATGGTTTACATTTTTCTGTTGGTTTGGCGAAGAGAGTTAATATAGTGACTAATTGTCTTTTGGCGTATTTAGGCACTATGTACGCTGCTTATAGAGGTAGTATACGCTATAAGCACGTATATGAGCAAGTCGGCGCTACTACAGTGCCATTAAATTCTTCCATAGTAATAAGGAATACCACACCAACAGCCACTTCGCTTTTAGCGTTAGCAACTTTGGATGTTACGCAGATAGCGACTACAGCGCTAACCACTTCAGCGTCTTTTGCTGGTACTGCAGCCGGCGCTGCTGTTGCTTTCTCTAATTTGAAGCCAGTTATAGAGATCGAAGCGCCTTATTACAATGGTAGCAGATTTGCTACTACACGCCCCCTTGGTCTTACCAACACGACCACTGGGGAGTCTCACCGATATTCTGTCAATGTGACTAGATCCACTTCCGCAGTAGTCCACTCGTTCATTGGCATCGGTGAGGATTTCACATTTGGATACTTTATTGGGTCCAATTTGTGGTACAAGGACTACATGGTCGCTTAGACCACCCTAGCTGGGTATATAGCTACGAGATTTGCAACTGATCTCGGCACAGTAAAATGTGTTAATGAAGAGTGATCTTCATAACCCGATGTACGGGAGGTAATACTTGCTAATGATTAATTATTAGATGTTTGTAGCACCCGCCGTCGGGGTGTGAAATTTTGACTAATAATTATGAAGCAGGTGCGACTTTCTAAGATCGTGACGCCGGCCCCTCAACGGGCCCGCGAGGTTGTCTTTAACCAAA